TATGCCCCCTTGGCTTCGATGCAGTCTATCTCAGGCGCAGCGAGCGTTAGTCAGGTTGTCCTTACGCCAAACGAGCGTAGCTGGTCTATATCTCCCACCCCAATCCCAGAGCTGCCACCTGAAGTCGTATCCATGATCGCCCAGCAGCTCAACGCTGAGCGCGGAACGATCACCCCTGGACCAATGATTCCCTCCCGCAAGGAAGAGCTGGAGAAGGCGCAACGCGCGAAGCTAGACGCCGAAGCTAAGGCTGGCGCTGAAGCGATGACGCGCAAGATCGACGATCAACTTGTAGACAGCGGGTTCTACAACACGATGGTGCAGATCATCGACGACTTCGCAACGTACCCTTACGCTGTCCTGAAGCGCGTGACGGTGCGCGAGCCTGTACTGGAATGGAGGGGAAGAAAGCCTAAGCGAGTGGAACGTGTGAAGGATGTTGACATTCGTGTCTCGCCGTTCGACATCTACCCAAGCCCTGGCATGACTGACGTAAATGATGGACCGATTATCGAGCGCCTGCGTTTGCGTGACTACGAGCTTGCCAAGCACCGTGGCGTCAAGGGATTCGATTCAGATGCAATAGATCGCGTGCTATCGTACCATCCAGGACGCTGGTTGTTCGACGCGAACGATGCGATCAGAAATGACGCCGAGGATAACTCAGCTTTGAACACTGAGTCAAAGGACGATCTGATCGACGTGCTGAGATACTGGGGGCAAATCGAAGGTAGTGAGCTTGCTCGATGGGGCATACAGGACGTGGAGGATGGTCAGTATTACGATACTGAGATATGGCTATGCGGGTGCGATGTGCTTCGCGTGGCAAGGAATCCTCATCCGCTCGATCACCGCCCATACTACAAAGCAACCTGGAGAAGTATCCCAGGGCAGTTCTGGGGCTCTGCCCCGCCGAGCCAGGCTAAGCACCTGCAACACGTCTGCAATGGGGCAATGCGTGCGCTCATCAAGAACATGAGCGTTGCCGCTGGTCCACAAGTAGTCATTATGATCGACCAGCTCCCCAAGGGTCAGGAGGAGATAACGTCGATATACCCGCTTCAGGTTTGGCAGATGGTGTCGAAGGCTGGCGTATCACAGGCGCCAGTAACATTCTTTCAGCCTAGCTCGAACGCAAAGGAGTTGATCGGGGTCTTTCAGCACTATTGGGAGCTTGCTGGGGATGTGACTGGCATCTACAGATGGAACTATGGGGCAGACCAAGGGATGCAAGGAGCAGCGCAGACGGCTATCGGGCTGTCTATGTTGCTGGAGAACTCGAACAAGGTAATTCGTCAAGCCGTCTCCAACCTTGAAGAGGGTGTATTGCGCCGACGCATATACGATCAATTTCTCATAAACATGATATATGAGAACGATGAGAAGATCAAGGGCGATATTGATGTGGTAGTGAGAGGGTCGTCAAGTATTATAGAGCGCGCCTCTATTCGCCAGCGAAGGACTGAGCTGCTGCAGGCTATCAACAATTCGCCAGAATCACAAATGCCTGGGATGGATGCGTTGGTAGCAAAGATCAGAATGGCTATCCTTGTTGACACGGCGAAAGACCTGGATATTGAGGCTGATCGTTTCCCGACGAACGATACCATTGATAAGCTGATCGACCAGTACATGCAGCAGAAGCAGCAACAGCAGCAACCGCAAGATCCGCGCGTAGAGGCTGCGATGATTGCGTACAAGTCTCGCATTGAAGACCAGAAGCTGGAGATGGAAGACCGTGATAAGCAACGCGAGCATACGCTCAAGATAGAGACAATGAGGCTTGATGGTCTGCGCATGCAGTCAGAACAGGCTGGCAATAAATCGTTCGAGGCGAAAAAGATGGATATGACTGCTCGCATGCTTGATTTGAAGCAGCGGCAAGCTCAATTCAATCAAGAGATGGACGTAAAGAGAACACAAGGTAGCGGTATTTGAACTCTGACATAGGAGTTATTGTCTCTAATGCTGAAGCCACTTACAAGAGTGGAACTTGATTTGCTCAGGGATGAGTTGCAGGGTAGATCCTTCACACAGCGATATCTATCGGCAAGTCTAGATTCTATCTCTATCGATCTTCGCACAGCAGAAGGCGTGGAGATGGCGAGACTTCAAGGAGCGGCTATCGTTCTGGCGGAAATACTCGAAATTTCAACCCCTAACCAACCCCGCATATAGCGGCTGGAGAGCACTATGGTGAAACTTCCGGGACCGATCGAGGCTGAATTTCAACGCATGCAGGAGATGCGCAATCCGGCACAAGCTGCCGCCGCGCCCGGCGTTGAGGATACCGAAGACCCAAGCCAAGCGCCTGATGAAACTCAGGTTGCCGTGCAAGCGGAGCCGCAACAGAAGGCTGTCCCAAATGAGGACACTCCCGAATTCTGGAAGAAGCGGTACTCAGGGTATAAGGAACAGTCGGACCAAACTATTTACGAGCTACGCAAACTGGTTGCGAAGAACGATACCGATAGGGCGTTAGCGCAACATACCATTGAGCAGTTGCAAGCTCGTATTCAGGAATTGGAGTCTGTAGCCCCGAAATCGTATATCCCACCTGGCGTTCTTTCCGAAGAGGACCTGGATACTCTGGGGGAAGATAACGCAACGCGGATCGCGAAGATTGTCAACGCGCAGATCGAGCGACAGAAGAAAGAGTATGAACAGCGTTTAGGAGTGCTCACGAGCAAGCTAAACGAACGTGAGCAGCAAGAAGTAGCGCAGGCTGAGATCAGATCGAATAACGATTTTTGGGCTAAGGTCAGGGAGATCGTGCCCGATGCAAACGAGATTGATGTTGATCCACGCTTTGCCGAATTCCTGAATGCTGCAGACAAATTCTCTGGTCGCACCCGCCGTGAACTCGGAACGTCCGCAAAAAACTCCTGGGATGTGCAGCGCATGGCATCCATTTACAGCGAGTTTAAATCGTCAATAGCGCCTCCGAGCAGAGAGGAGCAGGTAACTCCACGAGGGTCTGGTGCCGCGAATGAGCCCGGAAGAACAAACACCGGGGCGCGAATCTGGACTCAGAAGGAGTATCAGCAAGCGGTTCATAACACGATCCGCGGTGGTCCGCCGACGCCCGAGAAGATGGCGAAGGTCGATAAGATCCATGCTGAGTTTCTCAATGCTCTGAGGGAAGGTAGAGTCCGAGGGTAGTCAGACAGGCTCCCCCGGGGTAAATAAAGAAAGGAGTATTCACTATGGCAGGTCCTACTCGTGCGGGGGGTTACCCCGACTATTCTTCGACTGGTACCGTTGGATTCGTCCCGGCGATCTGGTCGAGCAACATGGCGCCTAAATAAACTTGGGCGCGGTAAACTGACTCTGAATAACGTGGAGGCGTAACAGCTAACACGAGGCAATGGCAAATTAGGAGCTAATCAGCGTGGTAAACGCGCATATCTCCGAAAAGTATCTCGCTGGATTCTTGGACGCAGACGGATGCGTAAAGGTCTTCATACCGAAGACATGTGTAACACCAAGGATCAGTCTGAATTTCAGTCAAAGGCGAGACAGGGCGAACATCCTGGAATGTATCCAAGGGACTTATGGCGGATCGCTTACAGAGAGAGTTACAGATGGTAGGCAGTATGCTTACCTAGAGATCAAGCAAGACGCCAAGGAGATCCTCAGCAGGATACAACAGTATCTGGTAATAAAGCGGCATTATGCCGGGGTTATACTGGGTACGCTAGGCAAGAAAATCGGAAAGGACGAGCTGCGAACGATGATGAAGGAGCAGCGAAAAGTGAAGTCACTTCCGATACCGAAGCATCCAACCCGCAAATGGCTTGCCGGGTATTTCGATGGAGACGGATGCTTATCGGGATCCTTGCTACGCAGCGGGACAGCAAGAGTGCGAGCGCATATCGGCGCGTGGGAGTATGACACTGAAGGCTTGGAGCTAGCGCAAAAAGCGTTTGGTGGATCGATCAGACATCAAGGATCTAACTTCCAATGGTACATCGATATGGACGCATCCAAGGCAATACAGTTCTTGGAATTCTTCGGAGCACACTCTGTTGTCAAGCGAAACCAGATAGATGTCGTCCTTGGGCATGCTAGATCAAAACACTTCCGCGAAGGCGAAGAACTGATCCGCATACTGAAAGCCCTTAACGCCAAGCCGCAACGACTAAGTGAGTCTACACCGAAAGGTGATGCTATAGTCTGACTGACGGTGACATTGGCTAGGTCACTGATCTGTAGAAGTTCTACGAAGCCACTGTTTGTGCTGCAATTTCCAACACTGACTGGCAGGGTGAAGTAAAGAACGTTGGTGACATCGTTGAAATTCGCGTTATCCCTGACATCGCTGTCAACGACTATGTCGTCGGTGGTGGTATCAGCTACCAAAAGCCTTCGAGCACCAAGATCGAGATGCCTGTTGACCAAGCTATTTCGTTCGGCTTTGAGGTGAATGACGTTGACGCTCACCAAAGCGACCTGAAGCTCATGAGCAAGTTCTCTGAGGACGCCTCTGAGCAGATGAAGATCCGCGTTGACCAACGCTTCCTCGGGCGCATCGGAACCGGTTTCGCCGGTACGTCTGACGCCAATATCGCTACCACAAACAAGGGGCAAACGGCTGGCGCTGAGTCTGCCAGCATCGACCTTGGGGTGTCTGGTACTCCGGAGTCTCTCACTTCCGCCACCATCCTGGACTACATCGTCGATATGGGAACGGTG